CCATCACTAATGGCATTGTCTGGATTGCTGAGGAACGTGACGCCATCTGGGCCTTGCCACCAATCAGTGAACCATTGAGCGTACTTCTGAAGATCACCGCCAAAGCTTTCATTGAGGATCTTCTTGTGCTCAGCCGACGAATCCGTGAATTTTTTAACCGCAGCAAGCTGAGCCTCCGACAACGGCTCAAGAGCGTCGAAAGTTGTTGGAGCCGATGAGATGGCGTTTTGATTATTCACCTTCTGCTGGTACGCATCGAGTGAACGATATTCACTGTCAGGATGCTCCTGGACGTGATCCCTCAGCCATTCTCCGAACTTCCGGTTGTCGTCAGGGCCAAGAGTAAGGTAGGACTCCCATGCTTGAGGATATGCAGCAATGATCTGCTTGAGATACTCAGGAGCATACCCGCCCTCGCCACGTCCGGTGAGAGCACGTTTCGAATTGAATATCTTGTCGACCAATCGTGTAACGTCCATTTTATGTGAGAACTCGCTGGGTGTTGGTGGCAGTGACGAGACGTTGCTGCACAGGACCTCGGACAATCCGCCTGATTCCTCCGCTCCCGTTCCTCATGGTCGCCCAGATCGGGAGTTTTGTATTCACAACCTGAAGATTGGTCGGAACCTCGCCAGTCTGCGTCGAAGAGGAGGGCATGACACCACGCTGCATCAGGTAGTTTACCCAATTCTGTCGTGCGGCCTCAGCCTCCGAAGCCTGATTGGCGGCATTCGCGGAGGCAATTGCCTTCGCTTGCTTGTTCGCACCATATATTGAAGCGCCTGCGCCAAGAAGGGCAGACCCACCTATTGCTGCTGCCACCCATGTCATTGGAATCCTTTCGCTGCTTTATGAGCCTCGTAGTTGAAGAGAATTTTTTCGCCAATCTTATCAGGATTGGTCTGGTTATCGGGGTTCACATGGAACGTGGACAAGATGGTATCCGTGTGGATGTAGAACACGCGCCGAGTACCAGGGGCTGTAATTCCAGTGTGCGGGGCCTCAAGCGTCACCACGCCGTTTTCGTCATCCCACACAGATACCTTACCCATCGAGATGACAAACGGATGCTCAAGTAGATGAATCCTTGACGTGAGCAGGGTCCCGGCCGGCATGAAGATTTCCCTGACGTAGAGCCCAGGAGTGAAGAGGTGGCGGATTGGCAACTCTCTGACGCGATCAGGATGCTTCTCCATTTCCTTCTCTAGCTCAGTGATTCGATCCCACGCATCAGAATGCAAACGCGAGCCAACCACATCCAAGCCAATCTGTTCTTGGAGTTTGTCTGCATTGAGTGCCAGGGTTCGCATGGTTGTTATCTATCTTGTTGTGTTACTTTTTCAAGAGAGTTTATTCCTCAACGTTAGTTATCCCGCAGTAGTTAGTCCGGTACGACCTCCGATATTCTTACTACTAGCCTCTGGCCGAGCGAATATCCATCCCGAGGCTCGAGAACCTCCACTTCGACGTATTCGGCATCCATTGGCCCTATCGCGGAACACTGTAGCTCTATCCGCCGCGTGATCTCAAAGCGGTTATACTCGGGGTGCTTTTCAAGAATTGGCTGCCTCACTTTCATGCTCACAGATTCCCATAGTTTACCGTCATGACACTGTAGCCGTAATTCTGTAGCGCCGGAGTTTCCACAAGCACGCCGAAATCGATCACATCACCTCCGCCTAGTCCATTCACCTCGACGGTGTCCGAAACCGTTGCTCCGCCGTTGTAGGTCGTCGCGCGCGACGAATCTGTCGCACCGACCCATCCCCCGCCATTGACGCGAAACACACCCCTGATGTCAGCATGCGATAAGCCAAAGCCCCTGTCGGTGATGTTGAACGCACCTTTCACATTCACCGAAAAGACCATGTTGGTTTTTCCGAAGCGATCATGGGCAAAACCTGATCCAGTGGACCAACCGTAAATGCTCAGCAAGTGTATGTACTCTGAGCCGTTGATGTCGTGCTTATCCCCGTGAAATCCGCGCCTCGCACAGAAAATGGGGAAGGTGGAATTTGGATTATCAACATGGAAAGCTGCCGAGCTAGTTGCCGTCTTGCTTGCAAGCAACGTCATGGCATTTAGCGTTCCTGCGGACACCTTGTCCGCGACCAGATCGTTAATCATTGCCGACGTGATCGAGGCATTGCGGATCATTGCGACATTGATGTACACCGCACCGTCCTTGACGATGAATGGTGTTACCTTTCCAGAGCCATTCGAGATTTTGAAAACATCTGCGTTCCACGCCACTTCGGACACGTCCTGTCCGTTCCCGGTGGACGAGGTAATGTTGAAGCCAGTGATTACATTTCCGGATCCAACCTTGAGAGTGTACTTGGATGCTAGGAAACCGTCAGCCTGCGCTCTGGCGCTGGATTCAGCGGAAACCTTAGATGTAGCATCCCCTGCTGCTGCCGTAATCGCCTCGCTCTTCTTTGTTTCGGCATAGTCCTTTGTCGCGTAAGTCGTCTCGATGTTTTCTATGCGAGATACTAGCTCAGTGCTTCCACCCACTGAAGCTTCCAAGGCGGACGTGCGTTCACTCAGAGCTTGGTCAGCACTCGCTCTGACTGCCGCCTCTCCATTCACCTTGGCCGTAGCATCCGCAGCGGCCGCAGTAAGCGCCTGCCCACTACTAGCCTCAGCGTATTCCTTTGTCGCGTAGGTCGTCTCGATATTGGTAATCGCTGCCGTGATCTCGGCAAAACCAGTGTCAACGGTAGCTTCAAGCTCCTCCGTCTTCTGGGTCAGTGCATCCGTGTCTGTCGCGTTCGCCTCAATGATTTGCTTGTACGAAGCTAGGGAACGGTTGGTCTCGTCCTTTACTTTCGTTACGAGTTTCGTCAGCTCTTCGGTATTTGCCGCAGTGAGGAATGATTCCTCGTCTGAGTTTACAACCAGTCCCCTCCGCAGCTTCCTATACCAAGCATCAACCTCTTCCTGCCAAGCCTTCAGCTCTGGAAATCGCTTCAGCGGAGCTTCTGGTAGTTTCGGAAACTGAGGAGGGACAAGCGCACCGATATCGCTTGCTTGCTGCATCTGTGTTTTTTCAACAGGCATTATCGCTTCCTCGTTCTCGTTGGAGCAATTTCGAATGTCCTGGACGACACAGTAACCAAGGCGTCAACGACGGTAGTCACTTCGAATTCGTCCTGGAAGAAAGTGTCACGAAACAAGCAGGGAACGACATTCCCCTGATCCGAGCGGACCACCGAAAACCGTTGTTGTAGCGTTCCTTTCGGGTATTCGCATGAGTACATATTGAGGGTACAAACTGCATCCGATGAATCGGTGGCGAGCTGTACACTGTACATTCTCACGTCCTTTCGGTTGAACTCATCCCCCATCGAAATGAGGCCAGACTTCAGCGTGCAGACATACGGCATGCCTTGCCGATGGAATGTCTGGAAACCTTCTCGGGTGAGACCGTACTGCACCATCTTCCCACCGATCGCACCAACGAACCAACGCTCATCCAGCCTGGATTCGGTGTATGCCGCTGCCGGCCTTGTGATCATGGCAGCCGCCGTGTAAGGCTGATCAATTTCGGAGGTTGTTTTGTACTGCGATTCGTAGGCTAGAATCCGGTTTGGTTGGCAGAACCATACCTCGCCAGTCAGGTCATTCTTTGCCGCAAATGCTCGGTCAGTCTGAGAAATATCAAGACCACCGAAGAAGATGTTGGCGGAATCATTCAGTGCCTTGGCATACTGTGGTTCGCCTGTTCCATCGAAGACGAAGAACTCACGCGCACCCGCAAAGATATGAGTATCGCCCATATCAACGAGGGTGTTCTGGTAGTACAGCGATTTGTTGGTCTTGATGATTTCCTTGAAGACGAACGGAGCCGACTTTGATCCGGTGTATCGTCCGTACCACATGCTTGAATCCCGGTACACAATGAGGGAGGTGCCAAGTGGCAGCATGGCCAGGATTCCTGAGCTGTCGTCTTGGATCGAAGAATATCCGCTGATCGTAGAAATGTCGGCAAAGCGACAGATTGTAACCTTGATGGGGTAGGCCCCATCCTCAGCGGAATCCACTTTGTCCCAAGTAATAGTCGTACCGGAAACCGAAAGGACTGGAAGGCCATCATCGACCCCCTCCTGGCCTCCGAGAGTCCCGCCATTGAGGTCCCCACCAATGACAGCGATCTTGGATCCGGCAGCCAGCGTATCGGACGAGACAGGGAAATCCAAAACGGCTTCCCTTCCTTTGGCAGCTATCGTGGCCGGAATAACGGGAGCCCATCGACGAGGCTCTCCCCATTCGGACCATGCAATTTTGTAACGGATTCGATTCGTGTCCGCGGCGGAAACGATGCCATAGGGATCAGAGCCATTCATTACCGTCGCCAGCTTGTTGCCCTGGACTTCGGTAATGTCCCCGATGAAAAAGAAACCAGCGAAAACGGCGATCACTCCAACGGACGCAATTCCAGATTCGCGCAACTCGTAAATTGGCTTCACGGAAGCCTCCTCATGCCTGAACGTCATAGGCAGATTCACGGCATTGTTGAAGACTGCATAGCCGTTGAGCTCAACAACCTGCCATCGTCTTCCCTTGGTAAATCCAATACCGATTGGATTCCACTCACCCAGGCCGAACACGTAGCGGTAAATATCCGTATCAGTGAAAGCGAGGACTGACCTCTCCCCATTTGGCCTGCGCACTTCGCAGATCTGCGTGATATCGACAGGGAGATTCAATGACTGTACCCCAATAGGCAGTTCCTTGTTGGGATAGAATTCAACGTCACCCTCCCGTATCCCTTCACGATCCTCCTCAACCCTTCTCCAATTCCGTTTCACCGACCAATCAGCGGCCGGGATATTCTCGAGCGAGAGCGCAGTCAGCAGCCTTCCCCCCTGACTCGGCTTGATCGTGTATGGTTTGAGGTAGCCTGGCATAGCATGTTACCTATTTTTTTGTGTAATACCATGCGAGCAAAAAACCGGCTATCGACGATAGAGTTGGGATCACAGTAATGACCCACCAGCCCCCCTTTGCCCGCTGCAATACTTGCTCATGTTCGTTCACCTTTGGCTCGAGTTTGGAGCAGAGACCAGGACTTGGGCAAATTGGGCGTAACCGCATCTCGGTCTCAACGCCAAACAGCCGCTTGTCAATCGCAGCTAGTTGTTCACTCTGTTTGCGGAGCAGGTCAAATATCTGACGTGCTTGGTCATCGCTCATTTTGCGGCTTTCTCTTTGGCGTTGGCTCTGAGACGGTGGACTGTGGCCTTTATCTTGGCTGCCATGCCGGTGTCCTTATCAGAAAGGGGATTGAAAATGAGCTCATCGAGGACCTTCTTTTGCTCCTCGTCGGCATCCTCGTATCCTTCATCCAATACAGGGACTACCTTTTCCGCCACCTTGGCTTGCTCTTTGCGCTCCGCATGAGCCCAGCCGACTGCGAGGCAGTAGAGAATAACAAGGACGATACCAATAAGGATCGCCCACTTGTACCACGATTCTCCAACAAGCTGGCTGAGTCCGAACGCGACAATAGAGCACATGAAACAGAACCCGGCTCCAACAGCCAGCTTGCGCACAGAACCCATAAACCAACCAGCTGCGAGCAGAATTGCCGCAAGTCCAGCTAAGCCGATTGCTCCCATGTTAAGGTAGCTCTGTTGCTCGCGGACATTTTCCACACGCTCTTTCGCAATCTGTGCTTCGTACTTCGCAATGATGGAGGCCAAATCTTGCTTGGCCTTCTCTTTGAGCGTGGCGAGCTCTTTGTCCTTAGCTGAGATCGCGGAGGAAAGCTTGTCCTGATCGAGCTTTGCCTTGGCTCTCGTCGCTGAAAGCTCGGCGTTGGCCTCCGCTGCCTTCTCTATGGAATCGGCAACCAGCTTTGATGCTTCTGCTGCCTTGCCTTCGGCGTGTGCCCGTGCGATCCGTTCGCCAATCAAAAGCTGTTCAGGGTCGGGTTTGGCCTCGCCGTTGTTGGCCTTCGCAAGTCTGATCGCATCGGCCGTCGTCGATTTTGGCGCACCGTCTGGATTTTGGGCATTGGCGGTTTCAGCGGTCTCCAAATTCGCAGCGACCTTTTCACGCTGCCTTGAGTTCAATGCCCTCTCCCGCTCTGCCTGTTCGCTTGCCTGAGCCGCCTGAGCCGTCAAATCTGAGAGATCCGACGGGGCGACAACAGTTGGCTCGGGTATCGTTGAACACCCGGCCAAAGCGAGCACGAACAGCGGGAGGGCACGCTTCATTGACGGATCTTGTTTGCCAGCTTCTCACCAGCATCGAGGGCCTTACGCCCATTTGTCTTAAACTTCTGAGCAAGCCCAGGGTTATTGGCCGCAACGAAGATCCCGACGAGCACCAGCGAAACCGAATAGAGCGTGAGTAGATAGATCATGATGTCTGTTACCTCGTTTGTTGTGTTACCTGCAACACAATCCTTTCACTAAATTGTACAGATGAACGCCTACACTCTTGACGAAGAGAATTTCCGCGTGGGCAGGGTTGTAGCTTGGCAAAATTCGACCCCAGCCGCGCCCGACCACGATGCGGACCTTTGCGCCGTCCGTGCGATGCAGGCCGCGCAGGTCTATTTCGCGTGATGGCTGTCGGCTCTGGTCGCTCCAATCATCAAGGAGCACGTCGCACCATGATTTTTCTGCCCTGCAAAGCAGGCATCCCGTGAAGGTGATCCGCTCGCAGCCGCCTTTGATTACGATTGCCGCTTGTTCGCCGTTGAAGAAGGAGCAGCTTTCAAAGCGAAGATCGCGGCATAGGCGGTTGCAATCGAGCGCGTTTTCCAGGCCGCCAAACGAGACGCAGCGCCGGAAGGTGGAGCGCGTGAGCGAAGAGCATTTCAGGCTGTCCTCGATATGCTCCCCCGCAGGCGGCAGGAAAACGCGATCCTCGATCAGGAGGTCGTAATGGTCCGCGAATGATGCAAGGTTGTGGTCGCTCATGGTGAGAAGGGGATGCCGTAGCCATAAGAATAAGAAGACGCTGGCATCGTATCTATTACCCAGGTGAGGCCGTCAGAACTCCGATAGCGACTGTTCCCCAACACCCCGTAGAACTTTCCAACACTCGGGAGGTGGGTGATTAAGCTGATTAGAGCGGCATTCAGTGCAAACACTCCTCCAGCGTAGGTCGGAATGTTCTCCACCCAGCTTGTGGCACCTGCCATACAGGTATAGACAGGCCACACAGAGCTGGAGTTAATTGCGCCGAACAGGTAAACCTTTGCTCCATCAGTGAGTAGCTTTGCAGAGTAAGCAAGTGAAGCGACCCCCGATGAAATGGTGGGAGACCAGCTCATGCCATCTGTTGAGTGATAGACGCATGTGGCATAGGACTCTGCATTGGTTCGTAAAGTGTAGAAGTATCCCCCAGCAAAAACCAAGGAGGCCCATGTTTTACCAAGGGGGAGGTNNCCAAGATATACCATCCGTCGATGTGTATGATGTTGGGCCTGTTGCCGACGAGGATGCGCCAAGCACCAACACAAAGGTGCCATTACCGAAGGCAACTCCACCGATGGTGTAATTGAAGGTTGTTGTAGTCCATGTCACCCCGTCTGTAGAGGTGTACAGATAGTTGTTTTGATAACCGAGTATCTTACCCTGCCCAACGCAGAAGCCTGTCATTGAGCTGTAGGGAGCACTGATGTTGCTCGGCTTCCATGACATACCTAAGTCAGTGGAGTAAGCAAAACCAGCCGTAAGGCAGCCACTTGGGGCCGTTTTCCACAGACGGCGATAAATAGAAGAAGGGATTACGTATGGAAACGTGTCACCATCCAAGGACAGCAGCATTCTGTAGTGGCTCCCTATAGAAACGGGAAGATAGGCCTTCACGCTGCTGATGTTCGGTATATCGAACATAGGACCACTGATGATCACCTGTCCTCCGTCATGGCCACCGTCCATAGTATCGCTTCGGGTAACAGCCAGCCCAGGCATAGCATAGTTATACCCAGGCCCACCTCCTGCGTGGCCAATATCGTCGGAACCAACGCCGCCTGGGAAGCCACCGTAGCTGGTAGCAGTGTCACGGTTGTAAGACTGACCAGCAGCCACCGGGAGGGAGCTCACGGCAGTCGTGTGGACGTCGCTGTAGACCGCACCATCTATGACTTCCCCCTGATACACTGCGTCGTTACCTGCACCGCCGCCATTGGCGATGAACAGGACTCTGAACTGCTTGCCGTTGTAGGTCACATTCCCTGAGGGGTCTTCATAGGCCACCCAAGATGCACCACCAGAGCCTCCAGCAATAGCATCAGACTCAGTGTCCACATCGCCATCACGATAGCCAGCATTACCAGCCAGCGCAATGACACGCCTTCCTGCAGGGATCTCAGCACTGAAAGTGAAGGAGGATGTGCTCCCTCCTGAGCTTCCACCTTGGCCATCGGAACCTGCACCAGCCTGCACCGTGAACGAGTAGGTTCCGGTCACAGGTGTGACGAAGGACTGCGCCAGCCCAAAGGTGGACAAGTCTCCTGGAGTGACTCCGTAGTAGGAATTAGCCACCGCAGTGCATACATCAGGGGAATAGCCCTCCTTGCCAGTGAGCGCGAGCACACCCGCTCTGTAGGTTGGAAAATTTTCCAGCGAGCTAACGAAGCCCGGATTACTCAGTGCAAACGGCATCATCCCTGTACCCCCCAGCCTGCGATTACATCCGACTCAGCCGTGCCCTTACAGTAGAGCGAAAGAATACCAGTCTTGCTTGCTGCAATCTGCGTCGGCTTCGTACCGAGCCAGATCCAGTTCGCCGGAAACGTGAGCGTTCTCGCAGTCGCATCGGCCGACACGATAACCTGAAGTCCACGTGGGGCGGCCCGATTGGCAGTGGCAAAAGTCACGTTGCCAGCCAGCGTCAACGTGCGGATCTCTCCGGCTGCGAAGTCGAGACTCACCGTTGCGGCGTAAGCCAAAGCGCCCTGCGTCTGCGGGGCGGCATAGTCGGTCCCTGGCGCGGCCACCACAACACCGCCAACACCTGTCCCCTTGAGGATGCCAACCAAATTGATGACCCCCTGCGCATCGGTAATTCCATACCCGGCCAGCGTTGTAGGATTGGCCCCGGCAGTTACCCTGCCACGGTCATCCACTGTCACCGAGCGGTATGTACCGGCCGTGACACCGGAGGTAGCCAAATCAATCCCGTCGGCCCCAACGGTGATCCGGGCCGAGGACCTCGTGATAACCGACAACTCGCTGCCAGCCTTTGCAAGTCCATCCCCGGCAGAGATCTCACCGGCCCCAGCAAACTGAGTCCAAACAATATCAGTCACCCCAAGGGTGCCTTCATCGGCCGTGCAGTAAAACCCTGTGTCGTGCTGAGTGCTGCCCTGTTCGATGAAGCAGAAAGCAGACGTGAGCTTATCCCACGTATCAGCGTCGGCCGACCGACTCCAAGGGCCATCCGCCGCTACATAGATTCCATTCTCGGCCCCAGCCGTCTGTGCCTTAACCAGCACACGCTCGCCTGGAACAAGCTGGTGTCCATCTACGATCTGCAGCCCGGACAACGCCACGTTGGCCGTAGTTGCAACGCGCACAGCCGCCTTTGGATCCAAGCCTTGCGCGATGCTGTCCACGTATGCCTTGGTGGCGGCATCGCTGTTCGCCGTCGGCTCAGCGACGCCGGACAAACGCTGCCCGTTTAGGGCGAGGCCCGCCGTGGGAGCGGCAAGCTCATCGAGACGGACGCCGGACACATGCGCCGAGGTAAGCGGCGGAATATCAGAAGCCTTGAGAGAGTCCCCGATCGTAACACGCCCCGCAGCATCCACCGTCACCTTCGAATAGGTGCCAGGCACAACGCCTGAATCCTCCGGATCACCAAAAGCAATGCTGTCCACGTAGCCCTTAGTAACAGCGTCAGTTGCTTCAACTGGTGCCGCAAGGCTTGTAATGCGCTGAGAATTGGCCGACAGTGGCGCGGTTGGCCCTGCAAATTGGTTGAGCGGAAGAGTCAGCACGGAAACCGAAAAATCGGTGATATGCCCGCTGGTCAGCGAGGGGATATCCTCAGCAGTCAAAGCCAACCCACTCACTACCCGTCCCTTTGAATCCACCGTAACTTTTGGATATGTGCCTGCGGTAACGCCTGTCTCGATCAGAGTAAGTTCAGCTTGGCCTTCTTCCGATTCCCCGGTCACGTCGCCGGTGATCACAATGGTGCCTTGGCTTTGGCTGCTTCCAGCAATGGCAATGATCTCAGTGGCCTTGCCGTCATTGTTGCCAAGCCCGTAGTAAAGCGTCCGATCGACCTCATTGAATGCGAGCTCAGCAGAAGCCAAAGACACAGGAGCGCCAGGCTCGCCAGCTCCACGCCGCTTGATACGTATAATGGTCTTCATTAGAATTCACCTCCGTCAATAGTTGAAGGTGCTGCACCATTCCCTTGACCGAGAGTGGCTGTATTGATGGAGGCTTTCTTTGTCTCCTCAACAGGAGCCTGTTTGAAATCGAGAAACAACGATTGCAGATCCTTCGTCCAGGACTGCATAAAGGAGGCAGCAAGCTGAAGGTCATTGTCGCTTCGGCGTGCGAGCTCGGCGGACACGAAATTCGAGACGGCACCAGCCACACGCTCATCAAATAGCGGGGACGAGTCGGTCTCCTGGAACGTGGTGGATAATCCCTCCCACTCCACTACCAACTTTTGATTCTCCGCAAGCCAGGGAGAAAAGAGAATCACCCCGCGTCCTGGTGCCATTGCATACCCAATAGACTCCCCGTAGATAATGTGCTGACGAAGATCCCAGATGACTGAAGTGAGCGAGGTCCGTCCTGTCTCAAGGCCAGCTTCATACGTGACGATCGCCACATCATGAACAACCGCTATTCCACTCGGCAAAGCCAATCGGCCAGCCTCCATTTCCACATCCATATCCGTGGAAGCAAATGCGCTAGTGAACGGAATGCGCAGCCCGCGGCAGTTCCGTTGAATAACGATCAAAGCAGCCTCAATGCTTCTGTTGATAAGCGTTTGGGCTCCCTCCCGATTTGCATCAAGAGGGAGCCTTTCACGAACGGAGGCTTTGAACTGAGCGAAGTTCACTTTCTCCTGGTCCTGGTTTTCTTTGGAGTAGTGTCGGCAAGTTCGAGGTCGATGGGCGGGGAAGCATCCCCTGTGCTCAACCCTACAACCTGTGCGACAGGTTCAGAAGAGGTTTCGGACAAACGCACCGACTCCTTTTTTGGCGCAGGAGGCACAATGGGAAGTTGGCGCGGGACTTCGGGCAACGGTCGCTGCGATTCCCTGAAGGAGCTGACTATCAGCGGCTTTTTTTTTAAGCCGTCATGCTCCTCCTGTTGAATTTCAGTGACCTGTGGAATCTTGGCCGAAGCCAGGGAACTGGCAGCAGCCTCATCGGCCACTGCCAGAATCCCGAGCCACGCGCCGCCGAGGTTTTCCACCGGCTCGAAATCGAAGGCGAAGCCGCCGGCATAGTACCGGCGGCTCGCGTTGGAGGTCTTGAAAAAGCGCATGTCAGTTGGCGGTTACTGACTCACGCTTAGAGCTCGCGAATGGAGAGAAGGCCTTGATTTTGGCCTCAAGCTCCACGATGTCGTGCGCGGATTCGGCGAGGTCGATCAGCTCGGCGAGCGCGGCCTCACGGGCGAAGCAGGATTGGACGTGGTCCTTGACGGCGCGGGCGACAGCGGCGAGCTGGTCGCGCGTGGTCTCGCGGAAAACGCCATCCGGGCCTTTCCATTGCACTGACTCATCCGCGCCGAGTTGCACGAGCGCTGCAAGGAGCATGGCCTGGCTCTGACGGTCGGTCGCGATGGGAGTGCCGGAGAGCTCAATGCCGGAGGTCTCAGCCTCGAAGCGACGGGCTGCGAGCTTCTGTTTCGCGTCGAAGCGCAGATCCTCGATGGGCTTCACCGGGGCTACGGCGGGCGCGGGTTTCTCCAGTGGATGGCCAGCGGCCTGGAGATAGGCGTCCCACTCCTGGTCGGAGGCGAAACCGAAGTTTTCAAGGATGGTCGAGCTCACGGAGCGGGAGCCGTTGATCATCGTGATGGCAGTGATGAAAGCCGGAGTACCGGCGAGTGCGTCGAGATCGGCGCGGGAGTTGATGACAGCAGGTGACATTTTATGCGGCGGGTTTAAGGTCAAGTTCCACGTGGTCACAGCAGCCGCGAGCGCCGATGAGGTAGTACGAGAACCACGGCGAGTCGGACCAGACAGAGCATCGAGAACCGCAGTACGAGCCGTAGCCCCAGTAGCCGCCTCCCAAGGGAGCGCGCTGCGTCACGTGATAAATACTGCCACGCGGAGTAGCCTGCCATGCGAAGGTACCGGACGGATTGTCCGTCTGTCCGGCCATCCACTCGGACATGTTGCCCGAAGCCTGGTACATGTACTTGGAAGTGCGCGGAGCGTCGCACAGCGTGACCACTGGATCAGTACCGCGAGCAGTGCCCTCGGTGACTCCGTAGGCTGCGATGGCTCGTTCGCCAGGCGTGAGCAGGCGAAGACCGAAAGCTCCCAAGAGTTCATCCGCAACGAAGCGCGAAAAATCCGGGTAGGTCGCGGAGCCGTCGCCGCCAAAGTCAGGATGCTTGATCGGGAGCGAATCGCCGTCCGCGATGGTCGCGTTGTAGGCGGAAGGCCCGAGCAGATGAGGCGTCGTGTTGAGCGGGTACAGCATTACCCAGCCGAATGGCGTCTTGGACATGCCGCGCGGATCTGCGCAGGCGGGGCGGTATTTCAGATCCCAGATCGAGGTCGGGATAATCTGAGGCGTTGTATCGCCGCCAGCCTGGGCGGTCGCCAAGGAGCCGGGGCCGTAGTGATAGCCGCCGATCTTGAGCGAGTTGACGGTCGTGTAGCCATCGGGAGCGGTGAAGTTCGCCGAGGCAACGAGGTTGCCATCGGCGCAAGCGTAGATGGCGTAATCCTTGCCGACAGTGTGAGCCGGAAGCGCGATCTGCGTGTCGGCGATGAGCTTCAGGATGCGACCGGCGACGGCGATCCTGAGTCCATTCAGCGCGTACAGATTGCCGCCGCTCAGCGTGAAGGCCGGAGCATTGGAAACGAGTTTCTTGATCATCGTATTTATCCATCCATGAGTTACCCTAACGGGGAGAGTAGGCGGCTCCGGAGCCGTCGCCGGAGCCGTCGCCGACAACGCGGGGGGACGGCAACCGGGTGGATGATTATGGATCACCCAAGAGCCGCTGCAGTGGGGCCGTCCAGATCGTAGGTCTGGATCGTGGCCTGGTTAAGGTTGGATGAAGAGGGCGCAGGATTGCAGACCGTCACCTTGACGGTCGGGCAATCGCTCGAGAAGTTGCGGATGATCAGATGGCGGTGAGGACGGTCGATCATCGGGCAGATCTGCTGCGAGCGCAGATTGAACTCCTGTGTGCGAGCCGTCATCACGCAGCGGTAGAGATCGCTCGTCTCAGGATCGGGCGACTTGCGCTTGACGCTCATCGTCTTGCCAACACCGAGGGTAATGTCGGACCAGTCGAGCATCCAGAGCATGCGCGCGCGGGCCTTGAAGTCCACACCTGCGCCAACGGTTGCGGGGAAGGCGCTGATGTAGTCATCGAAGAACTGGTCGTGATACACAGCCATCTGCACACCATGATCCTCGATATCGTAGATGTTGTAGTTCCAGAGAACCTGGCCTTCATGAGTGATCTTCTCACCAATTTTTGCGTAGCGTACCGTCTCCACGCCATACTTCGCCTTGTAATAGCGACTCATAGCAGAGTAGAGGATGCCAGCCGTCCAGCGATCGGTCATCACGTCAATGACGGAGACCTTCCCACCATCGGCCTCCCGGTGGCGCTTCAGCTCATAGAGTTTGCTGAAGAGAAGATCCAGATCGAGAGGAGACCCATTCATGTCAATGACACGCTGGGCGTCGGTGAGCTGGGTAAGAAAGCCGAGGGCGTTGGCCTTGTACTCGAGAGGGCAATCAGGCTGCGCAGGATCAGCGATGGTCGGAAGGAGAGTGTATCCTTCAACCGTCTGATTCTCGTTGATACGCTGGCCATAGAATGCCGTGCGAAGCAAGGCGTCCTCTTCAAGCATGGTCTGCTGCTTGTTCTGATCGGCAATGTCCGTGTGAACGAAGCCGCGCTGGAACTCATTGACCTTGCCAGAGAGGATGGCCTTCAGGATGCGCTCATGCTCGGAGTCGATGATGCGTGCAAAGCGAACAGTCTGCGGCCAGTTAACGATGATCTTCTTCGACAGGTTGGCAGGCTGCGTGTAACACCATGCCTCCCTGTTGCTGACGGAGTTCACGCCGGTCTGCGCCACGCCGAAGGTGCAGTTGAGAGCGGACTGCTGATCTGCACTCAGCGCGGCAAAGGCAGCGGCAGTGTAGTTGGAGACCACCGTGACCTTGGCCTTGCGAACGCCACCAGCATCAGCGTTCACCGATCCGAGGATGGTGAAGTCAATGTCGATCGCATTCTTGGCTACGGCCGTGTCCCAGGTGGACACATACAGATGATTGCCAGGGAGGAAATAGCGATTGATCTCCTCAATGTCAGATTTCAGCCAGGAGCTACCGAGATTGAGGGTCAGATCCCACGCATGTGCGGGGATGTTCCCAGTTCCAGCCCCTGGCGTTGCAGCGCCGCCTTCAATCGTGAAGTAGTTGGCGTTGATGTAACTGCGCTGAGTGCGCATGAAGTACGGCAGGACGATGCTCTGCTCGTCAATCTTCGTAGAACCAAGCTTGGGCTTGATGTCCTTGATGGTGCTGCGGAGCAGCGTGGCGAGTCCGGACTCCTGGACGCCGAGAACCTTGGCCTCAGCGCGCGCGAGGACGTGGCGGAACAGGTCAATTTCCTTGGTAGCAAGCGCCTCCATCTCGTTGGGCGTCAGCCCGGCAATATGGAGCGCCGTCAGAGTGCATCCGTGCGTAGGAAGAACCTTCGCGATACGGGGAGCATAGGCAGGTGCAAGAGGCATTTTGGTTTTTCTCCTAGTTGTTTTGCGAGCATGTTACCCGCGTTTCTTGTGTAACATTTAGAACGCACACGGAGCAGGACGAACTCACCTACCGTCAAACTTCGCTTCTGACTGCCACTTACACGCACTGATTTCAGAAAACAAAAAACCCCGCACCGTTAAGATGCGGGGTTTCGTGTTGTTGGGCGGGGGAATTTCGGTTGCCGGGATTACTCTCCGAAGAGCGACTGCCCGATCATGTCCTCGTCTATCGTGGCCGGTGCGACTGCTGCATTGGGAGGGACCGCAGAGGGGCGAGGCATTGCAGGAGCCGATTGGTGTTCAGTCGGAGCAGACGGAGCAGCCGCAGGAGTACGACGGAACCCAAGGGCGGCAAGCTCGGCATGCCTTGCCTTGATTGCCATAGCGACAGCCTTGCCGGCATAGGTCTTCGCTCGTTCGACAATATCTGGAATCTCGAAGGTCCAGACCTGGTTGCGTTGCTCTGGCGAGTAGCGGAAGAACTGAGCCCGTGTGACGAAGCGTTTACCGTCCTTCATCCTGGCGGCCCCACCATCGCGTTCGAAGTCTTCACAGACCACTTTCACAAGTCGGTCAAGACGAACGTGCTGCTCATTATTCGGATCGACCTGCTTTAGTGCGCGGCCAGTTCTTGGATTGATCGTTGAGATTCGAACCAACTCCTCAATGTCGGATGCCGCTGTCTGGAAGACTCGATCAGCGATATTAAATTCCAGTGCATACTCTGCCTTGGCAGAGTCGCCCTTCGTCTCCATTGCCTTCCGAATCTCTGACGGGATCTGGGTTTTGGTAAGCTCGTCGAAAAATGAACGCCCCCTTGACGCAATCTTCGGCTCCTCATCGCGACGAAACAAATCATCCTGCAACTCAGCAAATTTATCATCGTTCTCCCGTCGCACCTCCTCCCGAATGCGAGCGGTAATCAGGGCTTCACGCTCCGAGGGAGTGAAGTGAACTGCATTCTTCTTGAGCCATGCCTGGTATTCGGCGTTGTCCTCATCGAAAACGGCCCCAGGATCTTTCTGGCTAGCTTCCGCAAGAAAGGAAGCGTGGTCCTTGAGGTATTTCTTCATCCTCTCTCCGTACCCTTTGTAGCGGTCGGGAAGCAGCCGCTCGGCGTCACGGGCAAGCTTCAGCTGCTCCTGCTCTTCAGGGAGAAAGCCGGATTCATCGTCGTCAGCAGCGACTTTTGCAGGTTCATTGGCAGGCTGCTGCGCCTCGACGGGAGCCGGGGCCGACGGAACAATGTTCTTCGCCTTCCTCGCCTTCAAAGGCTTGTCTTGTTCGGCTAGTTTTTCATCAGCCTTGGGTTTATCGCCTTCG